GTCGGCAACCTACGCAGAACTGGCGCTGGCGGCCAACTGGAACAGGGTCTACGCCGAGCAGAAGAACGTCCCCCTGCGGTTCGTGTTGAGCAACGGATAAATGTGGCTTGCAATAATTCTCAGAAACGGTTATAGTGGCGTTACTCAAAAAAGGAGAACGCCATGAAAAGTATGCTTTGTATCATCTTGGCGGCTGGCGTTCTCCTCGCCGCCATTTCGTGGGCTGGCGCGGATTCTCTCACAGCGGCGGGCCAGTCCTCAACGGTCTTGACTAAAGGTGTTCAAAAAGTTGCTTTTTGGGTGAAGCTCGCCACAGTAGGGACGGCGGCGACTCTCCAATTTCAGGGGAAAATCAATACATCCGACTGGTTTTCAATTATGCCTGGCGATTCCCTGAGATGGGTAGCGAACCATGATACCCTGTTCGTTTATACGACTGCGGCGGTGCTGGATTCGGTACGGGTAAAGTTCCTGTCGGAAGGTGATAGTACAACGGCGGTGTTCACAATCCAAAGCCGGAAAGCGTACTGATGAAAAAACTCATCCCCTATATGATTGCCATAATCGCCGTTATTGCGGTGATGGCGGTCTATTGGAACACCGGGACGCTCTGGCAAAACCAGTATGATGACTCCTACGTTACGTACCGTTATGCGGTAAATCTTTCCGAGCACAATGAATTGGTGTTCAATCCCGGCGAAAAAGTAGATGCGGCGTCCTCGTTCCTCTACGTTGTGGTTCTGGCGGGGTTCTACTCATGCGGGATGGATGATATGGAGAAAGTATCGTTCATACTCAATATGCTCGCCCTGGGGCTGATAGCGGCCTTTGTGTGTCTATCAGCGTTCCGGTTATCAGGACAATGGTGGGCGGCGGTCGTGCTTGGGCTGATCGCCTCACTTCATGGGTTTACGTCCTCTTGGGCTTGCCTTGGAATGGATACCGTTCCGTTCGCGGCGCTCTTGGTGATATGGACATACTTCACCTTCATCTCTCCCCGGAAGTGGCTGGCGCTGGCTTTTACCGCTGCGCTGGTGCTGATGCGAATCGAGGGGGCGCTGTCTATTCCCTTCTGGTTTGTGGCGTTTCGGGATTGGCGGGGACTCGTTGCGCTCATAGCCGGGGCCGTATGTTTTTACCTGGCAAAATACGCTTATTATGGCGTCTGGATTTCCCATGCGCTCGCGGCGAAAGGGATATTGACATACTACTCGCCTGCGCCATTGGATATTCTTATGACATGGAAAACATTCGCTTTGGCCGCTCCTGTTATCGCAATCGCCGGGTGTATTATGGAGCGCCGGGTGAGATGGCTTGGGCTGTTCGTCGGGATTATGGCGATTGCCTGTCTATTCGGCCCGAGATCGGATTGGGTACGCTACACGGGGCCGCTTCTCCCGCTCATGCTTATTGCGGGCGCTCCGGTGTTTAGGCGGTGGTACTTCGCGCCGCTCATTTTATCCGTGCTCCTCTTTCAAGGGTTCAATTCTGTTCGTTGGATGCATTCTCATGCGGCCCGCCTCGCACCGGTACAAGAGGCCCGCGCCCGTTGCGGCGAATGGTTGCAGGCTAATGCCGACCGCGCCCGTCCGGTACTCTCAGGTGACATCGGGAGTATCGCTTACCACGCGCCGGATGTGCGATTCATCGATCTCATTGGACTGACTTCAAAAGATGTTTTGGCCGCATATCAGCGCAAAGAGAATCTTGATGCGATTGTGATTATGAAAAACCCTCAATTCATTGCAGATACGTTCATGGTAAAAGGTAAAGGGCTCGTCTATTCGCACGGCAATGGTGAATTTGTAAAAAATGGGAAACCTTCTAATATATATATCTCGAAACTAATTACGGGTGTGCAATTTGGGGAAATAATGGCTATCGCAATTATGGAGTTATAATGTCGGAATCAATGCGCTTTGTTATCGCCACAGCCCCGGCAACCGAACCGGTTACATCTGCTGAACTGGTCTCTCAATGCCGGATAAACAGCGCGGAAGCCACAACGGAAGCGACGTATATCTCCACCCTCATAACCGGGGCGCGAGTGTATGCGGAAAACCTTGTTGGGCCTATCATAACTCAGGCATGGGATGGGTATCTGGATGAATGGCCAGCGGATGACATAATCGTTGTCGAAAAGCCCCGCGTGACGGCGATAACGACCGTGAAATACACTATCCTTGACGCATCGGCGGCGTCCACATTCGCTTCCTCTAATTACTTGACTGACTATGTATCATATTACGCCAGAATACGCCTGAAATGGGATAAGGCATGGCCTACGGATACACTGGAAATTATGAATCCGATAGTGATACGATTCAGCGCGGGATATGCGAACGCGGCGGCAGTTCCACAGGCATTGAAGCAGGCGATATTGTTTTTGGCCGGGCATTGGTACGATCATCGTGAAATAATGATAGAAGGGCAAATGGCGGTAATACCCGGCACGTTCTATGACCTGATGGGGAATTATCATGAGTGGGGTTTCTGATGACTGTTCGCGCCGGGGAATATCGGAATTATATTACAATTCAGACGCTTGCCACAACGCAATTGAGCGATGGGTCAAGTTCCGAAACGTGGACAACGCAAATATCGTTATGGGCTAAAATTCATCCTATCTCAGGGCGGGAATACTATTCAGCGCAACAGACACAAGCGGAACTTACGCATAACATCTACGCCCGGTACACGCCCGGCGTTGCCCCGGAGGACAGGGTGTCGTGGGGCGGGCGGACGTTCAATATTCTGGAAGTGATAAACGTTGATGAGCGAAGCGAGGAAATGATTCTCCGGGCAAAGGAGCTTTTACCATAGTGGCCGGTATAAACTTTGAGAGGCAATTCAAAGATTTCCATCATGAAGTGATGGCTGTTGTCAGGGCGAATATGGCTGCAAGACTTGATGATGCGGGAGACCTTGTACGGGATACCATGAAAGCGGAGTGCCCTGTTAGAACAAGTGCGCTGAAAAATAGTATCCGTATCCGAAGAAATAAGACGGCATTAAATATCAAGGTGATAGCCGGAGACAAAAACGCATGGTATATCCACTTGGTATTATTTGGAACATCGAATCGAGTTACAAAAACAGGAATGGATAGAGGGTCAACAAGACCGGATAATTTCATGCAGCGGTCAATTGACCAGAACATTGGGAAATTGAAACAAATACTCGGCGAACCTATCCGGGATGAGAAAATGGCAGGGGCTTTCTTGAGGATTAAAGAGGGCACGGAAGAATGAAAGTTCTCTTTGATGCCATAATGGTGAAATATACCGGGGTTACTCCTACCTGGACACCGGCAGCGGTGGCCTGTACTGGCGGGCTTCATAGGGAATTTGCGCCACAAAAGAAGGTTATGCCATATGCGGTGATGCACCACATTTCAGGGAACCCGGAAGACACCTTTACGGAGCGCGGGGAAACATATCTCATCCAGTTCAATATCTATACCGATACGACGTCGGCGACAACGCTTGACACAATAGCAAGTGCGTTCATGACACTCTTTGACTGGTGTACGCTCACTGTCACCGGATATTATTTCATTGACATGCACAGGGTATTTCAAACATGCTATTGGAATGATGAACTCAAAAATTGGACATACGTGATTCAATATCGGATACAGATTCAAAAGACACCATAGGGGGAGTTGTGAGATATTTCGATTGCACACAATGCGGCGGGAAGTGCTGCAAATTCATTGTCATCCCGTTGTATACTTCCGATGAAGAGAAATATCACCGGTTGCGCGGGACGGTGATGGATTCTAAGCGATTAGGGAAGCTGTTTGTACTTCCTGTTCCATGCGCGAATCTCACAGAAGATGGGAAATGCAAAGACTATGAGAACCGTCCTAATATCTGTAAAGAAATGGATGAAAAAACGCTCTTTCGGTATTGCGTTCCGAGCGGATGTAAATACGACATAACCGGCGAATTTGGTGAAGATTTTGGAGTATAACATAACAAAGGGGGAGAGAATGAAACCTGCAAACGGAAGTACTCAAGGGACTTTTGTTCCGGCACCTAAACCGATAACAAAAGAGGAAATGCTCAGTATTGTTGGTCAAGCCTATGACAATAATAATGGGTATTCAGTAAATACCGAAACGGATTACAATACCGGGGAAAGCCATATATTTATAACTATATGGTTAAAAAAGTGAACATGGCGAGAATAACGCAGTAATGCGCAATTAACATTCCGGGTCTGTGCGGTGGGCGGCCACCCTAAGTACACGATCAAGAAGCAAAAACGGGCAGTATAGGAGCCTATACCTTCTATGCTTGCCCGTTTTTGTTTGCCCGGAACCACAACAGAAAGGAGCAACACAATGGCAGCAGCACCGAAACATGGAAAAGGTGGGAGCATAACTTTCACCACGGTTACTCAGGGGGTACTTGAATGGACGCTCGATTACACCATGAACCCGGCGGACAGTACTACATTCACCGAGGCGGGTGTAAAGGCGTTTATCATCGGTACAACCGAATGGAAAGGCACACTCAAAACCAATTACGACCCCGCAAACACGGCGGT